CCCCTCCAGCGCCTGCCGGGCGAGGGCGATCAGGGTCAGAATATCGGCCGGGTCGATGGCGTCGTTGATCGCGTTCGCAGCAGCGTCAGCCTTCTCCACCAGCCCTTCATAGGCCGGGCTCCAGTGAGGACGGGCCACAATGGCGTTGCTCGCGGCATGCAGCGCCTCGTCCGCGTCACGCTGCTGCACGAACAGAGCCTCAATCTCCGCGATCCGCTCCAGCGTCAGTGGCGTGCTCATGCGCTCTTCTCCATGGCAAGGCGGGCGCGGAGGGCCTGGGAGAGGATCACGATGCGAACCGGCCCGTGGCGGAAGTCACCTTCAATGGTGCCGTCCAGCGCGGCCCGCTCCGCAACGCTTAGGTTGCGCCACTTGGCGATGCTGAAATCACCCAGGAGTAGTCCAGTCGGGGCCCCGCGCTGCATTGACCCCAATGATACGCCGCGTTCTCGGCACCAGCGCCTCGCCTTATCGTACGCCTCGAATGCAGCCTCGCCGTCGAAGTGAATGACTTCGTTGCAAGCCAGCACCTCCACCCGCTCGATGATCTCGCTGAGGGTCATGCGGGCTCTCCGGGGGTGGTGGTGGGCGCCTTACCGGTGCCGTCGCAACGGCGGCAGGGCTTCATCTGCGTCCCCGTCTCACGATCCCAGCTTTTGAATACTTCACCCTTCCCGTTGCACTCGTGGCAGAGACCAGTCTTCTGCTCCCACTCCAGCAGCCACTTCTGATGAGCCGCCTTCGGAATGGAGACCGTCATCTGAGTGCTCCGGTCTCGCTTCTTCCAGTTTTTCTCTCCTTTGCGAGGGCCCGACTTGAACACCTCGGTGACCACAGCGCCGGTCAGGGCGATGGCTTGAGGTTTCCCCGGCTTGCCTAAGGCTTCCCAGATGCAGACCATCCAGTCGTCTGGCAGCCCATACATCTCACGGGCGTGGGTCTCGTAGTCGGGGCTTCCGCCGCTCATTCCCCAGCACTCCCCTTCGCGTCGGGCTTCACCCAGCCGCACGGGTAAATGCCCTGGCGCGGGTGGCACCGATGGCACATGTCCGACGAAGCTTCGGAAGCGCCTACCGGACGCGGCCCGAAGTCATGGACCGCGCGCTCCAGGGTGATCGTGCGGCTGTTCCCGCAGGACAGGCAGAAGTGGCGGATGGTCATTCCCCGCTCCCCTCATAAGCAGCGGCAAGGTCCTCCATGCGTTCCTCGGCGGCGTTGCGCACAGCCTCCACGGCCTCGGCATCGCGCGACTGGAGCGCGTCGAGGTGCTGCTCCATGGCGTTGCGCCAGGTCACGACGGCCTCGGGGTTCTCCAGCTTGGAGATGGCGGCCCGGCACCACTGCACCCACTGGCGGCTGTCCTTGGCCGGGCGCTCTGTCCCGGACGGGTCCAGCATGGGCCAGGGCTCGGGCGTGGGCGTGATGTCGATCTGTGGGCCGCGGGCGGGGGGCACGTCAGGGGCTAGGTTCTTCCCCTCCATCTCGTCCGAAGTCACATCCCCGGCCAGTTCGGGGAAGGCCATTCTTAGGGCCTGAGCTTCAGAGACCTTGGCGAGTTGCCCGTATGGGCGCTTCGCCCACATAGCATTCGGCGCGGCACTCTCGCGCTTCTTGGTCGCGTAGTTCTCCTTCCAAAACTCCATGGCGGTGAACTCGCAGATCTGACCGCCGGCCACCCGCTTCACCGTGACCTTGCACCACTTGGGGTAGGTCACGCGGACGCCATCAAGGTTCTCGGTCACGTCTGGTCCGTACTCGGGCTCGCTCTTGCCGGCATAGGTGCCGCTGCGCGATGCCTGCGTCCGGTATAGGTTGATGCCGGGGAGAACGACATCGATCATCATCTTCAGCTTGTCGTTCCACATCGGGACGATGTGAACCGGCTTCAGCATGGGATCGAGGCCACGGGCGGCGCAGTAGGAGACAACCATCCCTACGCTCTCGTCGGAGGCGCCGGGGTAGAGGCTGTTCTTGAGCGTGGTCCACGCGTCGGCGGTGACCGTAGAGAGCTGGGAAGAGGCGTTTGGCGCCTTGATGATCGCGTTCATCGGATCAAGCCTTCTTCGCGGCGATCCGCAGGTGGGGCTGCGGGTTGTTGAGGGTCACGCCAGGGACAGATTGCCCGGCGCTGATCAGGTTCTTGATGGCGGCCATGTCCGGCTCAGGATCGCGCTGGCGCATCAGGCTCGGAGGGATGGCCGTCTGGTCGGTGACGATCGGGCGAGGGCGGTTCTCCACGGCCGTCACGACGTGATGCTCGGTGCGGAGCTGGTACGCTCCGCTCTCCACCAGGGCGTCGGTCAGCGCCGCCTCGGCGCGCTCCAGGGCGGCGTGTGAGGCCTGCTTGGCGTCGCGCAGAGCCAGGACCGTCTTCGTCATGGCATGCAGTGCGCCCATGAGATCGGGAGACCGCGCTACGTCGTCGGCGCCGAACTGGACTGCGACCGGAAGCATCTCGTTAGCTCGAAGGTCCTCCGCGACGGCGCGCAGGGCGTCACGGATCGGGATCGAGTGGTCAGGCATTATCCCACCCTCCGCCCAACATTCGGGTCAGGCACGCGGGCAAAGATAGACACGAAGGGAACTTGAACCTTTGGGGGAGGCGGCGGAGGAAGAGATGGAGCCGACATTGCCTTGATCGCCCAGGACGGCATCTCCACGGCGAGATGGTCCCCCTCCACGAGGAACGACACAGGCTTTGCCGGCTGCGTATCTACCTTCGTCAGCGGCACCACGAAGATGGTAGAGGTCCCGCCTGTTCCCTCCATCCGGGCGGTGAACTGCTCGCCCGCCTTGCATGGCCGGATCAACGCGTGGCCAGCGTGCTCGCCGTTCCCCAGCGCAAACCGGAAGTGCCGCAGACCATCCCAGCCAAGGCGCTGTGAAAGGCACCTCGTGATGTTGATGGCCACGCGCATCTTGTCGCCGCGCTGCCTGAACGACATCGTTACATGCTCTTCAGTCAGGGAGGTGACGGACCCGGACTTGCGTTCAATGAACTCCCAGCCCATCACTTCCCCCTCTCGATGATCATCATCGCGGTCTCGATTTCGCGCATGGCGGCGTGGCACTTGTCCGACACGCGCTCGTCGTTGCTCAGCGCAAAGGCGTCGCGGATCGTCTGCCAAGCGCGCTGGAGGATCGGATAGACGTGCATCACTGTTCCCCCTTCGTGGCGTTCTGGATGAGGGCGAGGGTGGAGCGCAGCGCGATTACCTCGCGGAGGTGCGGGGCGTCGTCGCCATCGGCCGGCTGCTCACGGAACAGGGCTGCGACCGCCTGCATGGAGGCTTCGGCCTTGGCCAGCATGTCGGCCATGGCATCCGGCTGGCATGCCCCCATGATCTCCCGCGCGCGGTGCTCGATGGGCCGCATCACGCGGTCCTCCCGGTGGCTTTGGCAACATACCGCTCCAGTTTCTGAAGCATCCCAGGCGGATATACGAATGATCCGCCGGAGCGGGCGAGATCCAGCAACTCCTTGGCAATCTCAAGACCGTATGGTGCCGAAGCCATCAGGCGGGCGTTTGCCTTCGCCTCGTCGTACTGCTCGCCGTCCTCGGGGTAGAGAGAGAAATCCATCTCGATTAGATGATGCGTCTCACAGTTGTGTGGCCGCTTCAGTGCGGTGCCCATGGTGATCAGGAAGCCGCCTTCGATCTCCGACATTCGCCATTCACCCGGCGTATGCGTCGCGTCGCTCATCACGCCCTCCACAGCTTCAGGACACGCGCCATCAGGCCGGTCTTCAGGTTCTTCGGGACGGGCGCTCCAACCTTGGGATAAGCAGCCCGTGCTTCGTCTTTGGTCACCACGATCACCGGAACCTGAGACGCCCGGTGAATGCGGCGATCCGCCTCAATGGCTGTCAGGGTGCGCATTAGAACGGCATCTCCGGCTCAGGAGGCGACAGCTTCGGTGTGTGACCGATGGCCAGCGGCTCCGGCTTCGACGGCGCTGCGGGATCTACAAATGGCTCATCTGTTTCCGCTTGGCGCTGCTTCACCGCGCCCAAACGAAGCTGTTCAACGAAGCTATTCTCGCCCTCGTCGTCCTTCGCCTCGACCGGAATGTACGGGCCGCGATAGTTGTCTTGCTTGACCTCCAGCGAGCGGCTTGCGATGGCGAGAAGTGCGGTCGCATCCTCGAAGCTCACCGCGTAGTCACGGTACCCAATGCGGGCGATCATGAATTTGGTGCTCACTTGCACACCTCCGCGATGACGTACGGCGCAAGCTCGAACGTCTGGTGAATGACGATCCACAGGCACGCCGCGATGCAGCCAACCGGCGGCCATGCGATGTGATGGGGAAGACGGTCGGGCATCACAGGAGACCCCGCACCGCAACCGCGACCCACGCCCAGAACGTCGCGCTGAGCAGCACACCAAGCCCAATGCCGCGGGCAGGGGAGAGGGCGTCGTTCATGACGCCACCTGCGGAGCGCTGGGGTTCTGAAGGATGCGGGCCAGGAATTCGAGGCGCCGGTTCATACCAGCGGCGCTCTGAATGTCCTGCGGCTCGGTGCGGCCGTTATGCTGGATCTCGTCCAGCTCCTGGAGCTTGTCGCTGAGCAGGTTCAGCTCAGTCGTCACGACATCCAGGAGGGTGTCGTTCTTATCGACAATGACCTTGAGGTCAGCGTCCATCCCGTCGCCGTACGACACATAGGTGTCGGCGTCATCGAGAGGGGGAATTCCGTTGTAGGCGTTCATGGGTGCCTCCATCGCCGCTCTGGGCGTGGGGCTATATTTGTGCACCACAGGTGCACTGTCCAGAGAAAAGTGCACCGGGGGTGCACATTCTGTGGAGGGCATGCGTTCCTGCCGCGCGACGCCACGATGCGCCGCATTATAGGACGTGCAGCCTATAATCTGTCTTACATTCGCGCGCTAACCCGCTGCAATTCCTATGAGAAAGAAAAATAGCGCCGTTCGCAAGGAATTTGGTCCTTGCGTTCTAAGTTTGTTCTAGTTTTTATCGTTGGGAAAGGAGGTGGCTATGCCTGTTCGCGTTCTTAGTTTTCGTCCTGCTGGTGATCCAGCTCCGAAAGACCCGCTTGTGCCAGTTCGGCTTTCTCCACCGCGTCCCCAATCCACTTCGGAAGACCGGAGTAGTCCCCCAGATAAATGTAGTCGGTGTTAACCCCATGGGACCGGCAGAACTTATATATGGCATAGGGGTTTGGGTAGGCGTCTCCGCGTAGCCAGTTTCCCAAGTGGTTCCTGGTCACGCCCATGGCCTCGGCCGCGTCCACCTGCTTTAGGCGGCACGCTTTGATGAGGCGGCGGAGCCGGTGGCCCACCGCGATCCGGTAATCGCTGTCTGACAGAATAAGGACCTGCATAGCGCCGGATGGTGCACCAACGGTGTTCTTAAGTCGGTGCACAAAACCTCTTGCCAAAATGTGCACGGTGGGTGCACAAATACCCCCATGGACGCGATCGACCGAGCTATTCGCGAAGCGGGCAATGCGACCAAGCTTGCGAAGGCTCTTGGCATCAGTAAGAGCGCTATTGGCAACTGGCGTCGGCGCGGAAGCGTCCCGCCTGGGAAGGCTATCCTTATCGAGGAGCGCTTTGGCATCCCTGTCCGGGAGCTTTGTCATTCGCTCCCGTCCATAGAGTTGGAGGCCCGCACCTGATGCGGGCCCAACACATCCCGCTCGGCTGCCTCCACCGGGCCCGGCTCACGCCGGAGGCCGTCGCTGGTGTTCTCCCCGACAGTGACGGCCGGGAGCGGGAAGACCTCGATACCCATGCGCCGGGAAAGCTCTTCAACGAGCACCTGCGCCATCAATTCGTCTGCGGCGTCCGCGCCGTAGCCACCCAATTCATGCCCTCTGACGACGAAAGCGGGGGATGCCAGTCCCCCGCTCTCCGTAATGTCGTCGATGATGATCAGGTAGTTAGCAGCATTCCTCATGAGCTGAACCATAGCGATGGGGGTTTGCGAGATGTCGCAAAAGTCTTGCGCGAGCGCGCAAAAGTCTTGCGAGGATAAAATGAGCGGTAACGTCGAAAGCATGCAGCGCGTGATGCGTGAGTTGGCGGAGGCCGAGAAGGCTTCGACCTCTCAGCGCACCATTGAGCGACTGGCTCGGCTGATCGGCTTCACGTACCGCCGCGCCTACGGATTTTTCTATGGCACTGCCCGCACGGTCACTGCCGAGGAATGGATCGCCGCCCAGAACGCCGTGATGGCATCGCGTCGCGCCCGCGCCGCTCGCCTCCGTGCCGAACTGGCGGCCTTGGAAACCATCACGGACAACAGCAATGCAGAGAATATGGATGCTTGGAGCTCACGTCCTGGGATGGATGGGGGATCTTTGCTGGGACGGTGCGGAGTGGTGCAAGACGCGCGCCGCTGCCCTTAAGCGTAAGGCCGGTGCCCAGTAATGCTCGTCGATCAGACACAGACCGTCACGGCGGAACTGAGCATGATCGGCGCCAGCATGGCAGCCGAGGAACTGGTCATTCCGGTTCCTGGCATCATGCGCGGCAAGCAGCGCCCCCGGTTCAGCCGGAAGAACGGCCGCACTTATACGCCCGATCAGACCGTCAACCTGGAAGCGCACGTCAAGCAGTGTGCCATTCAGGCCGTGGGGCAGCCCTGCCTCTCGGGCCCGCTGTACATGTCCATCGACGTCGGCGTGTCGATCCCCAAGACCTGGCCCAAGCGCAAGCAGACGGAAGCCGCCAACGGCACGCTGCGGCCAACCGGTAAGCCGGACCTCGACAACATCATTAAGCTGGTCGCAGACGCCCTCAACGGCATCGTTTGGGGAGATGACGCGCAGATCGTTGCCCAGGTTGCGACCAAGCATTACGCCGTGTTCCCCGGGACCGTGATCCGGGTGAGGGCGATATGAGCGACGTCATCACCAAGGCTCAGATGTACGCCAAGCTTCTCGACCGGATCGCCAAGCACGGTGAGCAGGTAAAGCTGGCGCATGAGGCCGGCGTCTCTCCTGCATTCATAAACCGAGTGGTTAATTCTCACGCGGAGATCAGTCCGGCGCTTGCTGAAGCGCTGGGTTATCGCAGGGTCACGATGTTTGCCCCGATCAAGGCGCGAAGCCCGTGAACCAATCTCACCTCCACCCCACTGCCAGGATATCGAACCGGGTGTTGGCCGCTGCTGCCAGCACCTTTTCGCGCATGGTGGCTCAGGGAATTCTGGAGCGTGAGGACGCGGTCAACACGCTGATGGAGGCCGCCATCATGGACGGCTACCGGCAGCGCCGAATGGACCTGAGCATCCGCCTGCACAACCTCATCAGCCAGGAAGTGCTGTGGTGGGAAATGCGGCGCAACCAAGCGCCCTGGAAGATCAGGAAGGCGATCCAGCCCTCTATCCAGGCGTGGTGTGAGGCGCAAACGATCTTGAGCGAAGCATCCGACGTCAACGACCAGATGGGACAGCCTCTGCTGTGGCATGAGTTGCGCTCCCTTGTGGCCGAGGAACTGACATGGGCTCTCAAGCGGCAACGCCGCACTGCGAGGCGTCGTGTCTGACGCCTTCGCCCTCTTCGACAGCGCTCGCCAGCGCACCATGGGCCTCCATGTCATCCAGAGCAGCGACAAGCCGCTCAACATCCGCCCAGCGTCGCTGCGCGACCCTCGCTCCATCCCGCCGCGCCGCTGGCTCTATGGCACGGTCGTGGTCCGCGGCTACGTCACGGTCGTCGTCGCTCCGGGCGGCGTCGGCAAGACGTCCTGGAGCATGGCCGTCGCCGCATCGGTAGCCCAGGGCAAGGGCATCATCGGGGATCACGTGCACACCCAGGCCAACGTCCTGGTGTGCAACCTGGAAGACCCTGAAGACGAATTCGACCGCCGCTTGGCGGCCTGCATGATCCACCACAACCTCGACAATGAAGACATTGGCGGCCGCCTGTTCGTGCTGAACGGGCGCGAGCGCCGTCTCGTCATGGCCTCCCTCGACATCGACGGGATGACCATCGTCTATCCTGACAAAGACGCCATGATGGCCAAGATCCGCGCCGAGAACATTGGCCTGGTGGTGGTGGACCCGTTCGTCAACAGCCACGAGCTGGAAGAGAACAGCAACCCCCACATCAACGCTGCGGCCAGGACGTGGGCGGAGATCGCCGATGCGACCGGATGCGGCATCATCCTCGTCCACCACACCCGCAAGAACGCTACAGCCGGCGACATCGACAGCGCTCGCGGCGCCTCCGCCCTGATCGGCGCTTCCCGAGTGGCCCTCACCATCACTGCCATGGCGCCCGAAGAGGCGGCTGAGTTCGGCATCCCCGAGAAGGATCGCCGCCTCCACATCCGTGTCGATGACGGCAAGGCGAACCTGTCGCCGCCGGCAGATAAGGCTCGCTGGATGCGGCTGGTCAGCATCAACCTCGGCAACGGCACCCCCGAATACCCCAAGGGCGACAACGTTCAGGCCATCGAACAGTGGGAGCCTCCCTCGGTCTGGAAGTCGCTCTCCAACGAGGACTGCAACGCCGCGTTGGACGCCATCCAGGACGGCCCCACGCCCGGATCCAAGTACACCTCCAGCCGCGCTGGCAGGGGCGCCCAGACCCGTTGGGCGGGCCGTGTGCTGATGAACATGTTCGACCTCAATGACGCTCAGGCCACCAAGGTCATCGCGACTTGGCTGCGCACAGGCCTCATCGAGGAAGTCGATTATTTCGACCAGGACCAGCGCAAGGATCGCAAGGGACTGGCCGTCAACAATGCGAAGAGGCCTTCCGTATGATCATTCGAATGGCGCGCGAATGGCGCAAGAATGGCGCAAATCCTCGGCGGCTCTCGGGGCGGTCAGGGGTTGTGCGCCATTCCCCCCCTTCAGGGGGGGGAATGGCGCACAAACCAGCCCCTAGAGGCCGCCTCGGCGCCTGGATTAGCACGGTTCTGCGCCAAAACTGCGCCAATCCGCAAGGGATGGAATGGCGCAAGAATGGCGCAGCAATGGCGCAGATGGAGGCCCGCTAATGGCATCCGTCAACAAGGTCACCCTCATCGGAAACCTGGGCCGCGATCCTGAGGTCAGGAGCTTCCAGAACGGCGGGCGCGTGGTGAACCTGCGCATAGCCACCACCGAGACCTACAAGGACCGCGAAGGAAACCGGCAGGAGAAGACCGAGTGGCACTCCGTCGCCATCTTCAATGAGAAGCTGGGAGAGATCGCTGAGAAGTGCCTCCGCAAGGGTTCCAAGGTATACCTGGAAGGGAAGCTGGAGACCCGGAAGTGGACTGATCAGCAGGGTCAGGAGCGGTACTCCACCGAGATCGTCCTGCGCCCGTTCGGGAGTGAACTCGTCCTGCTGGACGGCAAGGGGCAGGGTGGGGCCGACGATCAGTCCGGGCGCCCTTCTGGCCAGACGCGCACCCGCGCCCCTGGTGAGTACCCGCAGCCGCAGAAGCCCAACCGCGGCGCTCGCCGTGACTACGAAGACGACCAGATCCCGTTCTGATGGAGGGAGCGATGACCGAAACACCCTTCGCCTTCGGGCAGCGCACCGTGGCCGAACAGGAGGCCGCCCGCTTCCGTCTTTTCGGCGAGCGTCAGAAGGCTGCGCTCACCGGCCTGACCGGGGAGGAGCGGGAGTTCGCTGAGGGGCGTCTGAAGAAGTTCCGCGACCTCTACGCCGAGGCCGTGAAAGGAACCGGCCACGCTCAAAGCAGCGGCCCTGAGCGCGAACCCAATCCCGGTACGCGGGGGAGGGGGTGATGCTGACCGAAGCAGAGATTGCCCGTCTCAAGAAAGCTCGCGCTGTGTCTCGGACCAAGGCGCTCGCAGAGGCAGCCCAGATCGTAGAGGCGCTGATCCGTGTGGTGGAGCGCGACAATCCGGGGAGGTCACGTGGGGCAGTGTCTCAGCGGGGTCAGGCGATGACAACCGCTCTGAAGATTGCAGCTGACGGGATCATGCGTCGCCGGGACGAGGCCACCCACTGGATGCCGCTCCCCGAGCCGCCGAAGGAGGGGGCGTGATGCGCTTTATCGTGTGTGGTGGCCGCGATTATCGGGACCGTAAGGCGGTCTTTGCGGCACTCGACCTGTTGAACGAGAGGAAGGGCATCGACTTCCTGATCCAGGGGGGAGCGACCGGCGCCGACATGTTCGCCTGGGAATGGGCGGATGAGCGCGGCGTCCGTTGCGGCAGCTATCCAGCCGACTGGGAGGCTCACGGCAAGAAGGCTGGTCCCATCCGCAACCAGAAGATGCTCGATGAAGGCAGGGCCGATGGCTTGATCGCATTCCCTGGCGGGCGCGGCACAGCCGACATGGTGGCGCGTGCTGAGAAAGCGGGCCTGAAGGTATGGCACCCAGTGAAGGAGCCCACCCCCAATGACCGAGGCTGAGCGGGTGAGGGAGCCGGGGTTCTATTGGCTGTGGGACGAAGACCTGGGTTGGGTCGTGGGGCAATGGTCGCACGGCACAGCGATTGGGGCGTGGCTGCTCACAGGCAACGAGGATCGCTGGACTGACCACCACTTCGACACCATCGGCCCTCGCGTCGAACCCCCGCAGGAGACCCCCACCCATGAGCGGTGAGATGGAGATGGAAGACGGCTGGTGGGTGCCCGTGACCCACTTCTGGCGCCAGGAAGTTCTGCCGCACACAGGCTCAGTGCAGATGGTAGGAGACGTGAAGGGTCGCATCCACCGTGCATTGATCCTGTCCGGCCATGAAGGGTGGCGGGATGGGAATTACAACGTCATCCCGAATGTCACGGACTGGTTCAAGCCGAGCAGGTTCTTCAGCAGCCGTGACGACATGCATGGCGATGCAGAGGCCGTGAGGAAGGTTCGCGATGAAGCATCTGGACGTCTCAGCCCTTTGCGGAGCGCCACCCATGACCGCCCCTGAAATCGCGCGTCGGCTGAGCAGGGCGCAGCGGGAGGCTGTGACGAGGGGCCGTCATGAGCCGACGAAGGCGTTTACCTCCAACTGGGGCACTGCGAAGTGCTTAGAGCGCAAGGGGTTGACCGAGTACCCAGGCTACGTGGCTGACCTCACCCCCCTCGGCCTCGCCGTGCGCTCCATCATCGAACAGGAGGGCGGGAAGTGAGTGCGCACAGCTTCAACCCGAAAAACTACGACACACCAGCCGACTTCGAGGCCGACCGCATCCTTCGCCACAAGGCCGCCCGCAAGCTGCATCAGGCGGAGTGGGCTAAGGAGGATGATGATATCGACGATGCCATCCTGGAGATCCGGCGCGCCTCCGCGCTGGTGATGAAGATGCACTTCCCCGTGGCGGCTGCCGTGGCGCTCATGGCGGAGGGCATCGATGCCATCCATGGCTACAGCTACGACAGCGAGGCCCTGCGGGCAGCCAACGCGCTGATCGCGCCGGGAGAGGAGTTTCGCGATGCGCGCAGCCCGTTCTGACGACCCCGGCCGCTCCCGCACGCTGGCGGAGGCGGGGCCTGATTTGGAGGATCGTGACCACGTCCCTCCCATGACCGAGGAAATCGGCCAAGAACGGCGGTTTTCTGCGGGTCTGCGCGGAGAAATGGCCTCACAGGAAATCACCGACCTGAAGGCGGCGCTGGAGGGGTTGCGGGAGGCGTGGCCTGAGTGCTGGGCGCTTCGGAACAATGGCGCTCCGATGGACCCCGAAGTTAGGGCTGTTGCCGACACGCTGTTGATCGGAGAGCGCGCCGGCCTGCTGACCAAGGACAAGCCGGTGGCCGGCTTGGTTCCTCTGGCCGAATGCTCGCCGGGCCTGTTCCTCTTTGGCGACTGCCTCGGTTTCCTGAGCGAATACGGCGACCCTTACGTGGTCAGCACTGGAGAGGCGTTCTGGGGCGGTACGTCCACAAAGGAGGCGCGTGCCAGTCTGATGGTGAAGCCTCATACGGCCGCGAACAAGCCGGGAGATGCAATGGAAAAGCTAATCTCGGAAATCGACGGAGATTTCGCCATAGCGCGATCCTGCTACGACTTCGTGCCGAACTCAACGAACAACGCCATTAGCGATGCGCTTGGGATCATGCAAAAGCGTGTCCGCTCGGCACTTCAGCGGGCGAAGGGAGGGGGAGCGTGACCGTCGAGGAACGCTTGGCTGCCCTTGAGCGTCGCATGGCCGACATCGAGCGCAGGATGGGGCCTGAGATGCCCACGCAACTTCCGGCCATCCCCTACATCGATCACTACAGGCGCCCTGCTGCGGCGTGTGGCTGCCCGCCTGGGACGATCTGCGCCAATGCCGCGTGCCCCATGCTGCCGAAGTTCACGAGCGGCTTCCTGAACGAGAGGGAAAACCCATGACCGACGCCGACGCACTCGATCTGGTCGAACTCCATAAGTGGTCCGTTCTGCCGACGCCTGGAGGCAGGTGGGTAGTGCTGACGGACTTCGGCGCAACCGAACCCTTCGACACCGTGCGTGAGGCCATCAGGGCCGCGCTGTCGAAGCATGTCCGAGGAGGGCTACCTCGTGGCTGACATGACCCGCGACGCGCTGTTGGAGGCCGTGGCGCGGGCGATTGTCTCAGTGGGGCCGCGTTTTTCCGCCCAACAGGCACGCGCCGCCCTCACCGCCATCGAGGCCGAGGGGTTCGTCGTGGTCCCGAGGGAGCCAAGCCGAGCGATGCTTGATGCTGCGAGCTCTGACCTTGCTCGCACAGGCGTATGCGGCATCGGGCAATGGAACGCCATGCTCGCCGCCCGCCCCGGGGCCGGGGGAAAGCAGGACGGGGAGCCGGGATGGTGATGTGGATCCTACTCTCTGCCCTGACTGGCGGCCTGATCGTTCGGCTCTGGTACGAGCACTTCGTTGTTCCGGCAATTGTCTGGGGAGCAATGACCAACCCGGACAAGATCAACCCACCACCCAAATCCCGTCGCCGCGCTGAACGTATTGGCCGTCTGCTCTCCCGGAGGAACCGCCCATGAACACGATCTGGAAGTTCGTCATCCCGTCCACTCGTTGCGAGGTCGAGATGCCCTATGACAGCGATATCCTGTCGGCTCAGGTTCAGGACGAGCAGGTTGTAGTTTGGGCCAGGACCACGACCCAGACGCGCCCCACCAAGCGCCGGTTCAGTATCCTCATGACGGGCGAGGATTTCCCCTACAGGGACTTTCTGCGCTCCGACTTCATTGGCACGGTCCAACTGCGGGGTGGCGCAGTAGTCGGTCACGTCTTCGTCGAGAAGAGGGAGTTCGCATGAACGCCATCACCCAACGCGCCCTGCGGAACGGTATGCGCCGGCAGGTGGATGTCCCGGACTACGGGCCGAACATCCGCCTAAACCGCGGCGAGGTCGAGAAGACCGAGGGGCCGGATCCTGACGACATCAAGCGCACAGTCAAGCGGGCCAAGCGCGTCGTGGCGTACGAGGTGCTCCACCGGGCAGGTGTGCTGACCGACGAGCAGCGGGAAGCCTGTGATCGCTATCTGGTCGAGGCGGAGCGTGCAGTAGGGCGGAGCGGTCGGGCGGACGTGATTGGCCTGGGCGGCGCTGATCCCTGGCGCGCGTTCGGTCCATCGGATCAGCAGCTTCGGGCCCTGGTTTCGATGCGGAACGTGCGGGCGGCCATTGGCTGCCAGTACCGGGCTCTAGTGGACATGCTGATCCTGGAGAACATGTCGGTCCGGGATATCACGAAGCGTCTACGGACAGGGCGGGACGCAGTTAAGACCTCACTTCAAGAAGCCACGACAGCGCTATGCAATCATTGGCGAATTTAGCCCTTGCAAGCCAGGGCCAACTAGGGCACTATTTATCTAGATTTGAAGAATTGCGCCTCGGCCTCACCGCCGAGGCGTTTTGCGTTGGGGGTCTGAGATGGCCGATGGTCGTTTCAAGCCCGGCAATCCCACGGCCTTCAAGAAGGGCCAGAGCGGCAACCCGGGCGGCCGTCTGAAGGCGGTCAAAGAGGTTGAGGAGCTCGCCCGGAGCCATACCGAGCTGGCGATCAATGCTCTGGTTGGCGTGCTCAAAAACAAGGAAGCGCCTCCCGCCGCCCAGGTCCGCGCCGCCGAGGTCATCCTAGAACGAGGCTGGGGCAAGCCGAGGCAGAGCGTCGAACTGAGCGGGCCTGATGGGGCCGGACTGCCGCTGTCCCTCGAGGTGAGGTTCGTATCCCCGGATGGCGGCGGTTGAGTTCCCTGAGAAGCTCCAGTGCCTGTTCCAGCCGAAGCGGTACAAGGTCCTCTATGGCGGACGCGGGTCCGGTAAATCATGGGGCGTAGCGCGCGCGCTGCTGCTGTTAGGGGCCTCCCGGAAGCTCCGGATACTCTGCGCCCGTGAGTTCCAGAACTCGATCAAGGAGAGCGTCCACAAGCTGCTGGACGACCAGATCGACGCGCTGGGGCTGCGGGCATACTACCAGGTTCTCGACACCGAGATCCGTGGCCGAAACGGTACGGAGATCATCTTCGAGGGTCTTCGTCGCAATTCGACTAAGATTAAGTCGATGGAAGGCATCGACATCTGTTGGGTGGAAGAGGCCCAGACGGTGTCCAAGGCCTCGTGGGATCTGCTGATCCCCACCATTCGGGCTAACGGCTCCGAAATTTGGGTCACGTTCAACCCGGACCTGGAAGAAGACGACACTTATCAGCGGTTCGTCGTTTCGCCGCCGTCCAACTCCATCGTGAAGATGGTGAACTGGAACGACAACCCTTGGTTCCCCGAGGAACTGAGGGTGGAGAAGGACGATCTTCAAGCCCGAGACCTGGACGAATACGACAACGTCTGGGGTGGGGCCACGAAGAAGAAGGTGGTTGGGGCCCTCTGGTCAAAGGATATGATCGGGCAGTATCGGTTGCCGCGCTGGGCCACGGAGGAAGAGCGACAAACCCTCCGCGGCACGCTGCGGCGGATCGTGGTCTCGGTCGATCCCTCTGGTTGCTCAGGCCCTGACGATCAGCGCTCGGACGAGATCGGCATGACCGTCCAGGGCGTCGATGATGCTGGGAACGGACTGCTGCTCGAAGACCTATCCGGCCGCTTCTCGCCGGAGCAATGGGGCGCCAGGGCCGTGGATGCCATGGACCGCTGGCGGGCTGACCGGATCATTGCCGAGAAGAACTTCGGCGGCGCCATGGTCGAGAGCACCATCCGTGTTGCCCGGAAGTCGGCGCCGGTGAAACTGATTGTGGCCTCTCGCGGCAAACAGCAGCGAGCCGAGCCGGTAGCCGCCCTCTACGAGAAGGGGCGGGTGAAGCATATGGGTCACTTCCCGGAGCTGGAGCGGCAGATGACGATGTTCTCGACTGCCGGGTTCCAGGGGAAGCGAAGCCCGGACCGCGCCGATGCGATGGTGTGGGGGTTCACTGATCTGATGCTTGGTGACAACGATCTTGACGTGATCTCCCGGTTCCGGGCCATGAGCCATGGGTGAGCTTCGGCACGACTACTACGCCGAGGTCATCGCGGGGCTGATGAACATCCAGCGCGGCTCGGCGGACTACAGCCAGTCGCTCGATGAGCTCTACGCGGCGGACGGCATCGCTGGCGTCATCGTTGATCGGCCGGCGGAAGATGCTCTCTCGCGCGGCTTCACTGTCGAGGGCGATCAGGACCGCACCATCCTGTCCGAGGTGGACCGGCTCGACGCGATCCAGCACTTCACGGACGCGGTTCGCTGGTCTCGGCTCAATGGTGGCGGCGCGATCCTGATCCTGACGGATGACGGGGCCTCCCTCTCGCAGCCGTTGAACCCAGAGCGCATCGGCCTGATCCGTGACCTGAAGGCTTACCCGATTACGGCCTTGAACCCGACGGCACCTCGGTATCAGGACACCCGGCAGGCCAACTACGGCCAGCCGATCTTCTATGACATCACGCCTGAGTACGGCGACAACTTCAACGTTCACGAGAGCCGCCTCCTGAAGGTCTCCGGCGCGCCGCTGACCTACGCCGCCGCTCGTGGCCGCACGATCCCCTGGCAGGGCCGCTCTGCCCTTGAGGCCTGCCGCGACGACCTGTGGCGCTATCGTGAAGCTCTGCGGCTGACGCGCGAGATCATGCGCCGCAAGCAGCAGGCTGTGTACAAGATGAAGGAGATGGCCAAGGCGATCGGCCAGACACTGACCAATCCTGACGGCTCCATTGCCTTCGACGGTAAGCGGGTGGTGATGGACCGCCTCGCGCTGGCCGATATGGTGCGCGGCGTAATGACGACCGTAGCCGTGGACGGCGAAGATGACTTCACGGTTCTGGATACCAACCTGAGCGGCATTTCGGACGTCCTAGGGGGCTTCAAGACCGCGCTGTCGGCGTCCTCCCGCATGCCTGTTCCGATCCTCTACGGAGACGGCCTGAGCGGGTTAGGAAACAGCGGGCAGGGCGAGCAGGGCATCTATCACGGCCTGCTTAAGACGACCCAGGAGCGGGACATCCGCCCCGCTCTGGAGCGGTTCGTGTCGCTACTGTGGAAGCAGAAAGAGGTCCGCGTCCCAGAGCCAGAGCGCTGGCGCGTAGTGTTCAACCCGCTGTGGTCTCCGACTGAGAAGGAGGCTGCCGACGCCGAGCTGGTTCGGGCGAATGCTCGGAAGACTGAGGCCGAGGCGCTTGTGGTGTTGGCGGACGGGCAACTCATCAGCCAGGAGGCGGGCATGGCCTACGCTGCAAAGCGCTGGCCGGAGCTGGAAATCGCGACCGAGCAAAGGGCGGTGATGCCGGATGATGACGCCCCGTAAGCGTCGTCGCCAGATGCGCTACCCACTCAGCGCAGAGGTTTCTTACCGCGCGGCGCTGCGCCGGCTGGTGAATGACCTGGGCGCGCTGCTGAGGGATGAGATGGACGCCCACGGGCAGGCTATCGTGGATCAGGCTGCGGCCCGGTCCGACGACGACGGACCGGTACCCCGCCCCCGGGGCTGGGTGCAAATCCTGATCCAGCTTCTGGAGCGCGTGGCGGCCGGCATCATTACGAGCCAGCGCCAGGCCGAGGCGGTAATGACCAGCATCGCCGGCCGGACTGCGGACATCAATCAGCGCGAGTGGCGCGAACTGGTCCGCTCTGCCTATGGCGTGGACATCCTCCGCGGCGAGCCATGGTTGGCGGATCAGCTATCGGCCTGGGAGCAGGTGAACCTTGGGTTGATCCGGTCCCTGCCGCAGACAGCGATCGACCAGATCCGGACGCAGGTGACGCAGGCGGTCACGCAGGGCCAGAGCCTTCGCGAGATCAAGGCCATCATCCGGGACCGCCTGGAGGTGGCTGATAGCCGGGCTGAGCTGATTGCCCGGGACCAGATCGCGAAGCTGAACGCGGACCTGACGGAACGCCGGCAGAGGGCGATCGGCGTCACGAGCTATGTGTGGCGCACAATGGGCGATGAGAGGGTCAGGCCCTCTCATGCCGCGCACAACGGCAAGGTTTTCCAGTGGGCCAAGCCGCCGGCTGGCACTGGACACCCCGGGAATGATGTCCGTTGCCGATGCTACGCGGACCCTGTGCTGCCAGAGATGACTGAGACCGAGGTGCAAGCCCTCGGCTAGATTGACAAGGAGGCCCGATGGAAGCGACCCGCTATGATGCGGTGCCGTTCAAGGCCACCATTTCGCCCGAGGGCTATCTCACTGACAGCCCGATCCTGGCCCGTGTTGGGGTTCAGACCTACCGCGATAGGAACGGCCGTGAGTGGCGCGAGTACCGGCCTCCTGAGGCTGTCTTCGCGCCGGAGCACCTGGCCGCGATCCGTGGTCGTCCAATCATCGACGGCCATATCGCCCGCGTGGATGCGGCTAACGCTCGCGCCCATACGATCGGCACGATCTTGAGCGAGGGCCGCCAGGACGGCGATCACCTCCGGGCCGACATCATCATCCACGATCCCACGCCCGTTCTGAAGGGCGGCAAGCGCGAGCTGAGCCTGGGCTACCGGGTCAAGGTGCGTGACGAGCCTGGCACCACGCCGAACGGCGAGAGGTACGACCGGATCGTGGAGCAAATCGCGATGGTGGATCACCTCGCCATCGTGCCGAAGGGACGGGCCGGCGTCGCTCGTCTCAACCTCGATGCAGACGACGCCGTATCCTTCACAGACGATGAGGAGGCCGATTTGGCCGATAAACTCGCCACGGTCCGCCTCGACGGTGGGCTGACCTATGAGGCGCCGCCGGAAGTCGCTCAGGCTCTCGAGGCTGCCCGCGCTGCACTCACCGCCGCCAATGAGCGTGCTGACCGCGCCGAGGCTGCCCGCGACGGCTTGCAGGCCAAGGTGGATGGCTTCGAGGCCGAGAAGACGAAGATCCGCGCCGATGCTGCCGCCGAAGCGCGCGCCCGCTTGGCGCTGGAAGCCGAGGCGGCCAAGCATGGCATTGAAGTCCGTGGCGACATGGCCGACCGCGCCATCCGCGAGGCGGTGATCGTCAAGGTGCGCGGTGCGACTGAATTCGCCAACCGTTCCGACGACTATGTCTCGGCCGCCTTCGACATGGCTGTGCAGGACGCCAAGGCTCGCAACGACGCGGCCAGCCAGCAGCGCTCTCAAAGCAATGGCGGCGCCCCGCGTCAGGACGCTGATCTACCCAAGGCCATCCGCTCCGCTGCTGCGGCGCGTGACGCCATGATCCGCAGCAACCGCATCTAAGGAGACCCGCGATGCTGACCTCCGATTTCGTGGTGCGGGACGGCGTTGCGCCGGGCCTGCCCGGGCTTCTCTATGACAGCGGCTTCACCGACAAGGTGACGGTCCCATGCGGCGCCACGGCGCAGCCGTTCGGCACCTTGGTGGCCTATGTGTCCGCGACCGGCATCTCCGTGCTCCCCATCGGCACGAACCCCATCGTCGGCGTGGCCCTCAAGGATGACGCTATCGCGAGCGATGGCTATGTCCAGTACGACGCCATGACCGTGGTTCGCCGCGGCCGTGTATGGGCTCTGGCGTCAGGCACGTGCACCAAGGATGCGGTGGCCAAGTATGCCCCCGCTACTGGCGTATTTGCAGATGCCGGCACCGCGACGCTGGCGAATGCCAAGTTCCTGAGCGGCAACATCACTGTCCCGGCTTTCGGCCCGGGCGGCACCTCGGTCCAGATCGTCCTGGTCGAGCTGCATGACCCCTCCGTTGATGCCACTGGCGCCTGAGAGGACCTGAACACATGAGCACCGCTAATCAGGTCCCCCAGATGGACCTGCCCGCTCGCTTCGACGCGAAGGAGTGGACTTCCTACGACGAGGCCGACCGCATCGCCATCGAACTGGCCGTGCCGGAGCTGCGTAACGACGAGGCCAGCATCATCGCGGCCCGCCAGCTCGACTACGTGAAGGCGCGCGTCTACACCCGCAAGCTCCCGGAAATGACAGGCGACCTGCTCATTCCGACCGAGACGGATGTGCCGGAGGGCGCGAACAGCGTCATCTACCGCCTCTATGACGTGGTGGGCGTTGCCAAGATCATCGGCAACTACGCCGACGACTTGCCGCGTGTGGACGTCCGCGGCCGTGAGATGTCGGCCCGCGTCCGCTCCATCGGTGATAGCTACGGCTATAGCCAGCAGGACCTTCGGGCGTCTGCGCTGTCCGGTACCAACCTTCCGGCGCGGAAGGGCGACATGGCTCGCTTGGCCGTGGCGCGGAAGGAGAATGCCATCAAGTTCGTGGGCGATACCGCCTACGGCATGTACGGCCTGCTGAACCACCCGAACGTTCCGACCGTGACGGTCCTGAACGGCGACTGGGAGAACCCGGCGACTACCGGCCAGGAGATTGTGGACGACGTGATCGCGCTGCTGAATGGCATCGTGACGCAGTCGTCCGGCACCCACCGCGCGACAGTCATTGGCATGGACAACCTGCGCCTGTCCTATCTGAACACGCGCCGGATGGGCACCACAACCGAGCAGACCGCGGGCCAGTTCCTCCGCTCCATTTACCCCAACCTGACCTGGGCCGAAGTGCCCGAGTTCCAGGGCGCGGGCGCGGGCGGCACCAACGTTATGTGGGCGGCTGAGCGTGACCCGGCGAACTACCACTACGAGGCCGTCATGCCCTTCCGCCAGTACGCCCCCCAGGCCCGTAACCTCGAACTGGTCATCCCGTGCGAGGCGCGTTCCGGCGGCGTGATCATCGAGCAGTCGCTCAGCATGGCCAAGATGGAGGGCATCTGATCATGGCGAAGTACGTGAACAAGGGCGAAGGAGGCTTCGCCCGCGTCATCCATGTCGGCGGCGTCATGCTGGTGCCTGGCGTCGAGACCGAGATACCGGACAACGTTGCCGGCCGGGTTAAGGGCTTCAAGGCGCTTCTGGATAGCGGCGTGGTGGAGCCCGTGAAGGGTGACGCCAAGACGGCCGCGGCGGACGCCAAGAGGTCCTGATGACCCCGGCCGAGCACCTCGCGATGGCCTACCCGGGCATCACCACGGGGCTGCCGGCTGGCGTCGCTGACTGGGCAATGGGGCTGGCGCGGTACCGCAGCCCCGCTTGCCTTCCCGAGGACCTCCAGAACCTCGCCCAAGCGCATTTCGCGGCCTACCTGCTGATGGTGCGCAAGGCATCCGAGGCCGGCGTAACCGACCCGTCTGCTCCGACCAGCTCGATCATCGAGGAGCGGGAAGGGGATGTCACGGTGCGCTACGCTGATCCCGGCGCTTTCTCTGGACCGGGCGCCGGTCCTTACGCCGCCTGGAAGGCCCTCAACGACATCTGCGGCACTGGATACGGCGCGATCCTGACCCGCTTCGGCTGAGGAGGCCCGCCATGCCTCGTGATGGTGTCGTGGTCATCGACCGCGGATGGAACCGTGCGATCCAGGCGTCCCGCATGATCAACCGGCGGGCTGTGAAGGTGGGGCTCCGTGCGGGCCCAGCGAATGACGGTGTGCAGGTGGTGGATTACGCCATCTTCAACGAGTTCGGCACTGCACATATCCCGGCGCGCCCTTTCATGCGGCACACGGCCGACACGCAGGAGAGGCCCCTCCAGGCCTACACGCGTCGGCTCATCGGTCCCATGCTGGACGGGCGAATGGGCGTGGATACGGTCCTGTCCTCAGTCGGGCAGTGGTATCAGGCGGCGATGCGGCGGACGATCCGCCAGTCACGTTCCTGGGCTGACCCGAATGCTCCGTCAACGATTGCCCTGAAGGGTAGCAGCACGCCCCTGATCGACCAGGGCGTGCTTGTCTCCAGCATCGACTTCGAAATCACCCCACGCTGATGCGCCGCTTCCGTCAGCCCCTGCCGGTGATCCGACGCCGGCCGGGCGAGTATGTCCGCGGCATCTGGCAACCGGAATTTGAGCCGCAACCCGTCACTGTCGAACTCGGCATCCAGCCGGCAACGGCTAGCGATTACGAGAAGGTCCAGTCTGAACCCGGAGGTCGCCGCATATCGGCTCTCCTCCGCGCCTACGGACCTCTTGAGCCGGTCCTATCCGTGGCTGGAGACGGCAATTCCAACGGAGACCTAGTCCAATACGATGGCCGCTACTGGCTCGTCATCGGCAAGCACGTCCGGCATCACCTGAGCGCCCGGGTGCGGCACATCCGCTACTTGCTGGCGCAGGAGGTGGAGCATTCGGACGGGGAGGTGGTGTCATAGCTATGACGACCTACGCCCTGTGCGTCCACTTTTGCAAAGTCTGCCACTGGACTGGCCGACTGCCCACGGAAAGGCCCAGGGACTACGACTGGGAGACGGCCTGGCGATACCGGGACCAACCACATCTTTCCGCGCGAGTTTGCGGGGCATGTGACGGGCGAGGCTTCAACACCTCTATGGAGCCAAGGTCGTGAAGGCGCTCCTGGACCTCCTGATCCCCCTGGCGATGCCGCGGCCTCTTATCCTGGCGGATCAGAACGGCCCCCGTCCTGAGAAGCCGTACTACTCGCTGAAGGTGAGCCTGATCGGAAGCGCGCCGCTCATTGAGACGAAACCGAACAAGCAGGGCGCTGCGATCTACCACGAGCACGGCACGCTCCAGTGCGAGGTTCAGTGCTTTGGCAAGGATGCGGCGGCGCTACTCCGGCAGCTCGGCATCAAGCTCCGCATGCCGCTCACGGCCATCAAGGCTGAGCAGGCAGGCGTCTCTATCGCCAGCGTAGATCAGGCCCGGGACCTGACCGCGCTGCTCCAGGCGAGCCAGTACGAAGAGCGCGCCATCCTGGAATTTCGGGCGCATGCCATCGCCTCTGTGACCGACGACGTGAGCCTCATTGAGCACGTCATCCTGAATTGCCCGGCCGAAGACGGCCACCAGCACGTCATTTCCTCTCCTGATGCGGCAACCGCGCCGCCCAATTCCTGACGGAGGGCCTCGTGGCCAACATCGACCGCATCGTCGACGTTCAGATCAGCCTCGCCACGACTGGCGTGCGCGAGCAGTCCTTCTCTGGGCTGCTGCTGGTCGGCGTACACACCGGCACTAACCGGCTGGACATCATCACCTCTGCTGATGACCTGCTGGAAGCGCCGTTCGCCGGCATCACCACGGCATCGCCCCTCTATCGGGCCGCCCAGGTGGCATTCAGCCAGATCCCCGGACCGCGTCAGGTCTACATCGGCCGCCGTGGCTCTTCGGAAGCGCCTGCCGTCGCCCTTGCGGCCATCCGGGCCGAGAATGACGACTGGTACGGCTTCGCTGACGTGGCGCACGCGGAGGCTGATCTCACGGCCGCAGCTGCTTGGGCAGAGGCCAACGAGAAGCTCTTCCTCGCCGTCGTGACCGACAGTGATGCCCCGACCAGCGCTACCGATGACGCGGGCAGCGCACTCAAGACGGGGAACTATTACCGAACCGCGTGGTGGTATCACCCCACGGTCACGGAGTTCCCTGAGGTGGCTGCTGCTGCCCGGTGCTTCACGGTTCTACCCGGAGGCGAGACCTGGGCGAACAAGCGCCTCTCCGCCGTCCCAGCTCCCGCTCTGACCGAGACCGCTGCGAACTTCATCTTCGGCAAAAACGGCAACACCTTCGAGCCGTTTACCGGCACCAACGCTATCACCCAGAATGGCAAGGTCGCCGGCGGCGAGTGGATCGACATTATCCGCTTCCGAGACTGGTTGTGCCAGGAGATCCGGAACCGCGTCTTCCTTGCGATCGTGAATGCGGACAAGATCCCGTACACGGATGGCGGCATCGCAATCATCCGCCAAGCCATGATCGCCGCCCTGGACCTCGGTGTCCGTCGCGGCGGCATCGCAGAGCCGTCCGTCGACGTGGACAACAACAACCGGATCATCCCGTCCTACACGACGTCTGTTCCGGCCCGCTCTCAGGTGTCGGCCAACGACGTTGCCAACCGCATCCTGCGGGATGTGACGTTCACCGCTCGTCTGGCCGGCGCCATCCACGCGGTCGAAATCCGCGGCACGCTCACCTATGACAACATTGGCTGAGGGCTGACCCATGCTGAGCAACGAAGTCCGCACCTACGCCTCAAGCCAGGTGTTGATTATCTTCGGTGGTGTGCCTCTAACAGGCTTGGCGCCGGATACCTTCGTCTCATTCGCGCCGGCCGTTGCCCGCGTTACTTCCGCAGTCGGGGCAGATGGCGAGATCGCTCGCTCGGTCAGTTCCAACCGGATGTGGGCGGGGACGGTCAACCTTCAGCAGACCAGCCCGAGCAACGATGTGCTGTCTGGCTTCGCCGCAGCCGACGAGCTCACTGGCGGCGCTGTTCTGCCGCTGCTGATCCAGGACCTGTCCGGACGGACGCTCCTGGGCTTCTCGCAGGCATGGATTTCCGCCCTGCCAACCATCGAATACGGCTCCGAAGCCGGAACCCGCGAGTGGGGCTTCGAGACCGGTGCGCCAAACGTCGTTTTCATCGGGGGTAACCTGTGAAGCGTCACGAGTTCGAGGTACGCAACCACAAGTTCTTCTTCCGCCGATTTGACCCCTTCACAGCGGTGAAGGTTCTTGGTGACCTCCAGAAGGAATTCGGCGGCCCTGTCCTGTCCAGTCTCAAGGGGGGCGAGGGCAAGGAGCGGGCCAAGGGATCAGACGCCCTCTTCGGTGCTCTGGCGGAACTGTCGGAAAAGCTGGATGGCGACAAGCTCCAGAAGTGGGCGGAGCGCCTTCTCAACCCCGAGCTGGTGGCTGTCTCTACGGACGGCGCCGAGGCCCGGAAGCTGGATAAGGTAGCTGCCGTTCAGTGTGAACTGACGGCCGACGAAATCATCCAACTGTGCGTGGAAGCCGTGAAGTTCAACTTCGAGGATTTCAGCACGCGCTGGAGAGGCCTCATTTCGTCGGGCGTCTCCCGCCTCCTGGAAAGCCAGTTGGCCGGTTCAGCGCAGAACTCCAAGACGAACTCTTCATCTGGCGCCCCATCTGGGCCGGCAAAGTAACGCTAGCTGAAGTGAAGGATGGTGTCGCTGATCTGGTCGACATCATGAAGCTCAACGCCATGCTCGACCACCAGGCGGCAGTGGCGTTTGAGGATGAGAAGAAGCGCCGCTAGGAGGCTCCGTCTTGATTGTTCGTGAGCTTCAAACGCTCCTGTCCTTCAAGACGGACGGGCGTGGCGCCGACGAATTCGATCAGCGCATTGACCGCCTGAGGGCTGCCGCTACTGCTGCGGCGGCGGCTATTGCTGCGGCGTTCGGCTTTGACCGGATAGAGCGGGCGAGTGACAATCTCACGACCTCGATGAACCGGCTCGGCGCCTCGACTGACAACGTTGAGCAGGCGGCCGAGGCTTACGAGCTTCTGTACACCTCCGCCCGCGAGACCGGCATCGCTGTGGTGGAGAGCACGAAGGGGTTCATGCGGTTCGCACCGGCCATGCGCCGCGCAGGCTTTACGATGCAGGACACCGTTGACCTTCTCGACGGCTTGCAGAAGGGCCTTCTCGCGGCCGGTGCCGGCACTGCCGAGACTGCTTCGGTCTTCACTCAGCTTGGTCAGGCGGTCAACTCGGGGGTGTTCCAGGGCGAAGAGCTCAACGCGTTCCTAGAGAACGCCAGCCCGACCTTGGTGCAGGCTTTCGCAGACGCCCTCGGCATAGCCCGCGAGGAGCTGAAGAAGCTGGCCTCCGAAGGCAAGCTGACCAACAAGAATGTGCTTCCAGCGCTGATAGCATCTGCGAGAGCGGGACGAGACGAGTTTGGGCGGATGATCCCGACCAACGAGTTGCGCAAGGCTAGGACCGCGGTTGCGATAGAGCGCTGGGTCGCAGAACTAGACAAGGCATTCCAGGCCACGCGGAGATGGGGTCTGGCAATCACCCGTGTCGGTGACAGTTTCGACCGCTGGCGATCCCGGATACCGATGATCCGGGACTTCATCAATCAGCTAGGTGGCCTTGAGCAGATACTGTCCTCCGTCGCCATCGGTGTCGTTTACCTCACCACGGTGCAGGCAGCTCTGAACGGCGCCCTGTCGGCGACGATTGCGCGAGTAGCTCTTCTGACTGCTGGATTTGCCGCGGCAGTTGCCGCGGGGCTACTGCTTCATGACCTCTTCACTTGGATGTCTGGGTCAGACACCCAGACCCTCTTCGGAAAGATGTTCGGCCCGTTCGATAAGGCGATCGGGGGGATTTCGCCCGGTCTGCTGGAGTTGAAGAGCCAGCTCGAGAACCTCCGGACGCTGTTTCTTGGGACGCCTGACGAGGCGATGAAGGCTTGGCAGAAGCTGAAAGACTTCATCTCGAACCTTCTGGACGAAGCCACTGCTAACTGGCCGGAAATCGCGAGGAATGCTCTAGGTATCCGCAGGTCGGGTGACAGGGCTTCTGCTGTTTCTGCGCCTCCGGGGGTTGAGCCGCCGTCGACTGGATTGCCGGGGTTGGTATCGCTGCCCATGGGTCCCAACCTTCCAGGTTATGGTTCGCGTCTTAGTTCAGCCTACCTACGGTCCGCCCGGGAAGAGACCTGGGCGCCCTTTCTCGATGTGCTCAAGCAAGGTCTGAGGGATTTCACCGGCTGGCTGGGCTTCCGCCAGAGGGTGGATCAACCGGATGGTTCCACGCGCCTCCTGGCACCGGGCGAGAACATGAACCAAGCTATCCTTGGCTCAATGGGCTCCCGGCAGAACAACGTCCAGGTATCGGCCCCGGCGTCAATCACGGTTCCGGTGACGGTTCACGCCACTGGCGTCTCTGGCCCGGAAGTAGCAGCCGGAGCTGCATCGGGCGTCCGTCAAGGCGTGGAGCAGGCGCTTCAAGCGCGTGACGGCGCTCTGGCTCGCCAGATCAGGAACGGCATCCCTGACACGGAAGGGTGGGGTGGCCCCTCTGTGGTGACGCCATGATATCGGTTCTTTCCTTCGCTGATCGGGCGCACACGCAACTCGGCATGCTGATGCTCGACGTGCTGGTGAGTGAAGAGGTCGATCTCGCGGCCGAGGTCACGCGTTACCCGGTCGAAGACGGAACAGTGATCAGTGATCACGTGACCCAAGGTGTGGAGACGATCCGCATCTCGGGCATGGTCAGCACGGCCAGCGTTGCGGCTTTCAGCTTCTCGTCTGGCACAGGCTCCATGAAGCTGGTGGATGCCGTGGAGAAGCTGCGGGCCATGCATAAGGCTCGCGCTCTGGTCACGGTTTCTACCGGCCAGATGGTCTATGAGGACTTTGCCTTCACCAACCTGAACGCCATCCGGAGCAATGGTGAGAAGGGCGGGAACTGGCTTCAGGTTCGCGCTGAGCTGGTAAAGGTTCGTAAGGTAACTCTCAAGACTGCGGAGGTCCCTGAGGCTCCTGCCCGCCCCCCTGCACGGGGAAGGGCGGGGCAAACCAACACTCCAGCAGGCCGTAGCGGATCGACCAGCACGCCCAACGGAAGCGGCTCAACCGAAAGTGGCCCGGCTAACCGGACCCCTGCATTGTCGCTGTATGAGAATGCTGCTCCTAGGGTTAACCAGTTCCTGAATAACTTCGGGGCGATCCTCCAATGATGCCGATCGCCTTGATTGACGCAAATGACCAGGTGGTTGAGGCCGATCTGGACGACGCAACATACCACCTCACGCTCTCATGGAACGAGGAAGGGCAGCTCTGGACTATGGACGTGCGAAACCTCGACGGCGAGACCTTGGCGTCCGGGATGGCCGTCAATGCGTTCTCTCCGGTCCTGAGTTTCGTCCGCCGGCCCACGCTTCCTCCTGGGGAGTTCGTCGTCGTGGCAGCGCCCGGATACACCCTGACGCGTTCATCATTCGTCAGCGGTGAAGCCGCCCTCTGGTACATTTCCCGAGAAGAAATCGCCAATGGCGCGGTTTGACCGAGCCTACTCTCTCCTGGTTGGGCCTGGCGGCGGAACTGGCGTCGAGATCACCGACCTTCGGATAACCTTCAGCATCTCGAAGGACGACAAGAAGACCCCGAACCGCTCGACCATCACCGTCTACAACCTGGCGCCATCAACCCGCGCCGCCATGGAGAAGCCGAACACTCGGTGCGTTCTTCGGGCGGGATATTGGGAGGAAGGCGGTCCCCTTGAGGTCTTCCAGGGCGATGTGACGTTCGCCTGGACCTCCTACGAGGGCGCCGAGGTGATGACGACCTTGGAACTCGGGGACGGGGCGCGCGCGTACCGCGACACCGTGTTGTCTCTCAGCTATCCGGCCGGAGCATCCTCCACGACGGCGCTGAAGGATGTGGCTAGCCGCATGGGGCTGTCCCTCTCTATGCCAAGTGACGCACCAAGCCGAACTTGGGCGGGTGGCCTGTCCTTCCATGGCGCAGCACGAACTGCTTTGGACCGCATCACCGCTGGCACTGGCCTCTCATGGTCGATCCAGGGCGGGACGCTACAGGTGGTGCGCCGCGGCGGCACAACGAACCGAACGGTGATTGAACTGGATGCCACGAGTGGCTTGATCGGCAGCCCTGAGAGGCAGCGCCGGGGCCCGCAGGAGGCCATCCAGGTCACCGACGAGGCAACACAGCGGCGACGCCGCGCTGCCGCAGCGACGGAAGCGTATGACGGCTGGCGGGTTCGTTCCCTCCTGCTGCCGACCATCGCGCCTGCTGACCGCGTGAAGCTGTCTGCGCGCGCAGCAGAGGGTGTGTTGACCGCCAAGGAAGTCCGTCACATCGGCGATAGCCATGGCGGGGACTGGATCACTGAACTGCTCCTCGTGGATCCGACTGCCGCCGCTACAGACAGCCGCGGCCAGCGTCCCGAAGGTCGAACACAGGTCAGGCAAAGCAATGCCGGGGGCACACGATGAGTGATGACTTCACCGGCGCCATCGAGGCTGCGGTTGGTTCGATCCTTTCGGACATCAACACGTCGATGCCTGGGGTGATTGTCTCCTATGACGCCGGCCGAAACCGCGCTGTAGTCCGCCCAACGCTCCCGAAGCGGTTGGCGGATGGCACGACCCTAGAGGCGCCCACCATCGCAGAGGTGCCCGTCCTTTGGCCTACCGGAGGTGGTGGCTCGTTCACCTTCCCCATCCGCCCCGGAGATCAGGTGTGGCTGGAATTCAGCCAGCGTTCGTTGGATGGCTGGCTTGGGGGCAACGATACCGCCCCAGATGACCCACGCCGCTTCGATCTGTCTGACTGCGTGGCCCGGCCTGGCGGCGGTCGAGACGTGTCCGGGGTGGATGCTGACGCTGTGGCGCTCAACTTTGGTGGGGCATCGGTCCGACTGGAGCCAGACGGCACCGTCAGGATCATCGGCAATCTTGTAGTCGAGGGGGCCTCTGTGACCCACAATGGCGTCAATATCGGAGCGACGCACGCCCACCAAGAAGTGGAGCGCGGCGGCGAGATTAGTGGCCCGCCTGTCCCATGATCGACTTCAAGTTAGACCCGACCAGCCGGGATATGGTGTTCCCCTCCGGCCCTAACGGCGCGTCGCTGTCCTTCCTGGATGGTGCCGAGCGCGTCACCCAGTCAGTTGCTATCCGCCTCAGGACTTGGCTTGGAGAGTGGTTCCTCGACACCGAGCATGGCGTTCCCTACGTGGATGACATCCTGGGGAAGGGACGCCGGCCGGAACTGATCGAGGCCATTCTGCGAGCCCAAATCCTCTCTGTGGCTGGGGTCAGGAGCATTGAGAGCTTCGAGCTCACCACCGACCCGCACACGCGGAAGATGACGGTGACGTTTAGTGCGACGTCCGACGAAGGCTTGGTTAGCGCGACGGTGGGGATAGGTTAGCGAGGCGTTTGCCGTTGTAGGTCTCGAAGCTGATTGTCGAGCCGTCCCCGGATGCTATCCCGGACACATTCTTCGAAGACCGAATAGACTTGCCTGGGAACGGCGAACGTGAGAGGCGCGGCGTTCCCGGCCTTTACCGAGAAGCCCGCTGAATTCTGTAAAGCGCTACGCAGGTGGGCCTGAGCTGTGCGTGGCACCAAACTCTCTGCATAACTCCGCTTAATCTGCCTGATATTGTAGACCTGCCTAGTTCCTTCTACTTCGATGGATACTTGAGTGCTGGCTCCAACCCTTGCCGTTGAGATAGGAGATGCCTCCCGATCGTCCCCCAAGGCGACAACGTTCCTGCCGCTTCCGTTCATGCCAATGATCGCTATCGCTTTCGATACCGGCTCGCCAATCATCACCATGCAGAGGTCTCCAGTGGCCTCTGGCGCCGACGCGACAATGGCTGGTACCCCGTCGCGCTCGAACAAGATGGTCATGTTGTCTTGAACACTTGCGGGGCTCTGAGCCCACGTTACGGATGCCGGAGCAGAGAGGGAAACGACGACCGCAAGCACCAGATGTGGCTTCGTGGTTTGCATCGAGGGTCAATCCATTAACGAGAGCGCAACGATATCAGCCGGCGGGCGAGTGGGGTAGTTAGAAGGGAATATCGTCGTCGAGGTCGGAGTTGGCCTTAGTCGCGGCTTTTGGTCGGCGCACCATGAATGGGAATACTATCTCCCAGTTCCGGACCCACCCTTCATCGTTTCCTTCGCCTCTTTCTAAAGTTCCGTCTTTATGAATTTTACCCCAATCGTGGTCCCGCACGCGGAAGATAAGCTCGCTGTCACGGATTTTGATTTCATGGACAAGTATATGTCCTGCTAATACCTCCGCCGCCAGGACGCGTAGATCCTTTTCCTCTTTCCACCTAGAGTGAAGCTTGTTCAGAACATCTTCTATACTGTCCTTCATCTGAAGTGCTGTATCTAGAAGACGTCTGACTGCTTCAACCTCTGAGGTTATCGAATTGGATGCTTGATAAGCTCTGATACGCTCTACGAGTTCGGCCGGAAGCACATAAACCCGGCGCTCAGTCTCTTCCTTCTCGGCCATGCGCCCATTCTCCTGTCAGTGAGACGGCACCGGTATCACGGCTTGCCAGAAAATCCATTGACAGTGTGATTGTCAGTGGGCTTTCATCGATGCCAGGAAAGGAGGTCGAAATAATGTCAAGCGCTCGTAACTTGGGTTACAGGGGGGCAGCCGCAGCGCCGCTTGCTCGGGTGGTCATTTTGATCCCGACAGAGGAGTTGGAAGCGCTCGACGCATGGGGCGTCCCCGCAGGCATGAAAAGCCGAACGGCAGCCGTCAGGGCCTTGATCAAGAAGGGCTTGGAGGCAGTCGGCGGTGGGCAGACGACGGGCGAAGTCTTGGCGGGCTGAACCCGTCGTCTGCTGATCCACAAATTCCGTGTCCGAGGGAAGTTACGAGCGACCCAAGGGCACTAACCACCAACCTGGAGAAACAGGTAGTGTCTGAACATCATATAAGCGTTCCGGACGTCCGCGGCCAAGAGAAGAGTGCGTCACAAGTTCCTGTCGTGATCGTCACCAATGGGGTGACGCGTGCCGACAGCCGGGATGTCGCTGCCTTCTTCCGGAAGAGGCATGACGATGTCATTAAGGCGATCAAGCGCCTTCGTTGCTCTGCCGAATTCCGCCTCCGCAATTTTGCGGAGTTTAAAAACAAAGACTTAACGGGGGAACACACCTCTCACTTCATGATGACGAAGGATGGCTTCACCTTCCTGGTCATGGGGTTCACAGGCGCGGACGCTGCCGCCTTCAAGGAAGCCTACATCGCCCAGTTCAACGCGATGGAGGATGAGTTACGGAGCCGGTCGGACGTTGATCCGATGAAGGCTTTGGGCGATCCGGTTGTACTGCGGGCCCTTTTACTCGGCTACGACGAGAAGGTCATCGCTTTGGAGGCCAAGGTGGCCTCAGACGCGCCAAAGACGGTCTTCTATGACAAGTTCATCAACGCCGATGGCTTGTACGGGCTCCAGAGCGCTGGTCGAGCTCTGGGGCAGGGGCCAAACAAGTTTGTCGCGAGGCTGAAGCAGGGATACCTCTTCTACCAGGGGGGTAACCTGATCGCTAAGCAGGTCTACATCCAGCAGGGCCTCTTCGAAATGAAGTCGAGCCTGGATGAACAGGGGAAAACCCGCTTCCAGGCGTTCATCACGCCTAAGGGACTTCAGTACTTCGCTAAGAAGTTTGGCCTGACGGTCATTCCTCCGGCGGAGGAGATGCACTAGTGCCCCGTCTCTCGCGGCGGGTGGCATTCAGCTTCCCCGCTGCGGTTCTGGCTCTTGGCGGAAGACTGCCGGAGCCTGAGCCCAACGACGATGAGTTAATCCGTCTGTGTGCTGAGATTGAAGCTTCGGACGCGGCGGGCGGTGAGGTCCCTGACTGGATCGAAATTGGTCGGACTGTCGGAAGGACCAGAACGTACACAGTCGAGGGCGCCATCGCTAAAGGGCGCGTTCTGGATCGCTTCGGCGAGCCAGGGCCTAAGAGAATGCTGATACCGCTTACGGCGGTTAGCTGAACAACCAAAGCAGGGCGCCCTAGGGCGCCCTTTCTATTTGGAGCCCCCAATTGTCCGAAACTTTGACCTACGGCCTCGGGCCCGGCGGGCTCGTCCGCATGCGCCTGCCGGAGATCCGGCGCTCCATCTTCGACGAGCTTCGGGCCCGTATCGGGCAGCCCTTCGATGAGACCCCGGACAGCCTCAGCGGCCAGTTCGTGTCGATCTTCTCGGAGCGAGAGGCGGCGCTGTGGGAGCTGGTCCAGGCTGTCTGGCTGGCTGCATATCCCGCAACCGCTACCGGCCTGAGCCTGGATTACGCCGTGAGCTATGCTGGCGTGACCCGCATCCAGCCCTCGCGGTCGTCCGCCAGGGTGATCTTGATCGGGGCGCAGGGGACGACTGTTCCTATCGGCTCAATCATCGAAAGCACCTACCTTCCGGCGGGGCAGGCGGTGCCGGCGCGGTTCTCAACCACGGCTGACACGGTGATCACCCGGGACGACGTGGCCTATCTGGCATTGCGGGCGCTGAATGCGCCTCCGACCGGCACCACCTACACCGTGACCTACAATGGATCGACGGTCAGCTACACGACGGTCAGTGGCGATACCGGTACGCATGTCACGCTAGCCCTAAAAGCCGATATCGAGACACTTGGCGGCACGGCGATCTCGAACGGTCAGAACCTCGTTATCACCAGCCAGACGACGTTCCAGGCGGACTGGAGCGCGACATGGACACTGACCGCACTGGGCAGCCCCGCCACTGCCGAGGCTCTGAATACCGGCCCCATCGAGGCTCCGGCCGAGAGCCTGACCCGAATTATCAGTGTAACCCCGGGCTGGTCTGCGGTTCGGCAGCCATCCGCCGCCACCCTCGGCACCAACCTTGAGACGGACGAGGAACTCCGGGCCCGCTATGCCACAGGCGTCTACCGCCTGGGCGCCGGAACCGTGCCGTCCATCCGGGCCAATCTGGAGCAGGACATCGCCGGGCTGGCGAGCCTCGCGGTCTACGAGAACACGACCAATGTGACGGATGCGGACGGACGGCCGCCTCACTCAGTGGAGGTCGTCATAGAGGGCGGGGACGACGAAGCCATCTCTGCGGCGCTGTATCGCCTGAAGCCGGCCGGCATTCGCGCCTATGGCAACACACTGGTTCCCTATACGGACGACACCGGGTTCCAGCACCAGATCGCCATCTCTCGCCCTGAGGATCAAATCGTGTGGCTCCGCGCCACGCTGACGACCACGAGCGAAGAGACAGTACCGGGCGACGTGGCTGCCAGGGCTCGGCGGGCACTCGTAGAAGCCGGCAGCGCCTTGGGGGTGGGGGAGGATGTCTTCCTCCAGCGCATCGCGTCGGCTGTCTTTGACGCGACGACAGGTGTCGCGGCGGTCGAACTCGAGGCGGTGGTCAGCGCCACGACGCCCGCGCCCGGGGACTACACGTCGAACGACATCGCCATCGGTCCGCGGCAGCGCGCCCGCTTCGCTCTTGATCGAACGACGGTGCTCTGATGGCGCGCGAACCGCAGGATGAAATCGCCTGGGGCAACGTCCTCCGGCAGCATGTAGGGCGCCCGAAAACAGAGGGCTTTTTCCGGGCATTCTATCCGCCTATGACGGCGCTGGCCGCCACTCTCGACCAGATGCGAGACCAGCGTTCCCTAGACGAATTGGAAGGGGAGCGGCTCGACCTCGTCGGGTCGATCGTTGGCATCACCCGCGACGTCCCGAACGGCATCTACATGGCCTATTTCGGATACGCCGAGCAGCCCGCAGGCCGCGCTTATGGGCAGGCACGGTACCGCGCAGATGGCGAGCCCGCAGCAACCAGCTACACGGCGCCTGACGAGGAATACCGTTCTCTCATCCGGGCGAAGATCGCGCTGAACAATGGGCACGGGACGGCGCCCGAGATCGCAGCGGCGGTGCGGCACGTCTACCAGATCGAAGATGTCTCGGTCCGGGATGGTACGCCCGGGGTCATCGAACTCTGGATCGGCACGATCCCGTCACCGGATGATCAGCGCGAATTCCTGATCGAACCGCTGCTGCCCCGTGCCGCGGGCGTGCGCGTGAACATCAATTTCTACAGCCCAGAATACTTTGGCTACGCCGAGCAGCCAGGGGCCATGGGCTACGGCCTCGCGCCCTATGCTCGCGAAGCCTCCAACAACATCAACCCGCTCTAGAAGGGGTCACCATGACCGTAGAGACGGCCTTCGAGCGCTTCGGCGAGCGGTTCGCTGCTGGCGGAACGGCTACGGAACCGACCGATACTCAGGCTAATGCCGGCCTGGCGTTCCTTGGCGCCAACCCACCGACCTTTGGCCTACACAACGCTCTCTTCCAGTGGCTGGACGACAAGGACAACTGGCTCTACGGCCAGATGGCCTCCGTCATGGCTGATGCTGGCGTTACGCCGACAGCATCCAATATGGGGCTTTTGCTTGCCTCGCTGAACGGCTCCTATGCCCGGCGGTCAGACTTCGCAAATTCCCTGAACCAGAATGGGTACATCAAAACCCCAGGCGGCGTGATCATCCAGTGGGGCAGGGGCACTACGCCTCCCTCTGGGCAAACCACTGCTGGAGCCACAGTCGTTTTCCCGATCGCGTTCCCGACTGCGACCTTGTGCGTTGTGGCGAACTCGAACGGGCCAGCGAACAGCACGGTTGGTTACATCCCAGTCGTCAACACCTCTTACACGACAAATGCCGGCTGCTCGATCGTCATGGACACTCTGAGCGCCAACCAGACGCCGAAGGTTAACTTCGACCTCAGCGTTCCTTTTTCCTACATCGCCATCGGGTGCTGAACCATGATCTACGCGACGGTTGACGCAGACGGTCGGGCGACCGGCTTCTACAACAGCGAGATCAACACGATCCCAGAGGGCGCGTTCGAGATCTCTGCCGAGACTTATCGGGCATGGGTCGATAACACGCAGGCGCAGTGCTGGAACGGATCGGGTCTTGTGCCTTGTGAACCGCTTCCTTGGCAGGGGCAAGAGCCTGGCCCGATGTACGCCAGGACCTACAAGTCGGACATCTGGCGCCGCGCGACTGACGAGGAAGTGGTGACGATCGACGCTGGTCTGACGGAAGCGCCCGCGAGGCTCCGTCGCCTGTGGGACGACAGCCAGGTCCTGATGCACGAGGCGGACGAATTCCCAATGATCCGCGACGTGATGGTAGACGCCTTTGGTGAAGAGCGGGCGAACGAACTTCTGGCAGCATCATACTGGGAGCCTTGACGTGGCGATGGTTCCTCGGATCCTGAAAGTCGTCGTGCCGGCCCCGTCCCCGGTCAGCGAGCCATTCGAGACTGCACCTAGCGCCGAGCTCACCATTGTCGTGACTGGCCGATAACCGGCCACGCGTCCCCAAAATCTGGAGACACCGCATGTCGGGAACCATTCCCCGGGCAGTGATCTTGCGCGCGCGCATCGGGCCTTACCGGGATGCGCGCATGAAAGAGCGGGCGCTCGGGTCCACGGTCTCCGTGTTCTTCGATGCCTGCGATGAGATCACAGACGCCCTTGTGCCGGAGGCTTCGGGCTTCGCCGCGATCTACTGGCGCCCTGAACTGTCTGATTACGACAGTCAGGTAGCGACGGCTCCTTGGGTTCAGACGGCGCCCGGTCAATGGCGAGCCGACGTCCCGATGGAGATGCCCGGCCCCTACACGATCTGGGGCTCGCTCCAGTCTCCAGCGGCCGAGGCCGCTCCCATCAGAGTTCTGTCCGTGGGGTCCGTATGAGCGAAACTGTTCCTCCGGGTGATGTCCCCGGCACCACCACTCCGTGGCGTCAGGTCCACCAGGTTGGCGCGGCTGCTGGCGCGAGTGCCGGCGCGGGTGAGGGCGGGACTGCTGGTGCAGCCGCCGGTGCTGTTGCCGGTGCGGAGGCGGCCCTTGTCGCCATTGCGCCTGACGTCGCGACTGTGCAGGCGGCGCGGGAGGACGTCACGACCAAGGCGGGTCAGGTTGAGCAGGACCGTAACGCCACTGAGGCGGCTGCTGGTGACGCTCGCCTTTCCCGCGACCAAAGCCAAGCGGCCAAGGATGCGGCTGAGGCCGCCGCCCAGCTGACCAGTTCCGTTGTTGTCAACAATCCGATCACGGTTTTGACACGAGCGGAGCTGGAAGCTCTCACGAGCATTCCCGGCACAGAACCGCCGCAGCCGTTGAGGCCTCGCCTGCTAGCCACTGTACTGCACGAGGGACAGCTATATGTCCGCTCCGAGGACAACATGCGCTGGGACTGGTACGCCGCAGCGCCTCCCGAGCTGCAACGCCGACTGTCCGCACTCGGTATCTCGCCGGTCGTCAACATCCCTGGTGTCGGTCTGGCAATCACTGACCGGGGCGGCCGGGCAGTGCTGCTCACCTCGGCGGATGGGCTGGACATTAAAGCCGGCGTCATGCACGGGCGGCGCCTTCCAGACGGTGCGGTCCGCGTGGGCAGCTCGCTTTCGAATGTCGGGATCGATCATCTCCGGGATGGTTCGCTCCGGCTCGATCGTGTGGCGGGCGCACCGGATGGCCTCAGCGTGGTTGCCGATGCCAGCGGTGCCGTGGGTGTCATCGAGCGCCGCGACGGCAGTATCGATAGCTGGCGGGTCGATGTTTCCAACCGCGCCAAGCCGGGCCTGATCCGGTCCAGGCGCCCGTTGAACCGTGGCCTCACCGCGATATCGGCCAATCAGACGGTCCACACGACGTGGTGCCTGGAAGATGATTTTGACCTCGTGCGGCTGGTGTTTGAGAACGACACGGCCACACCGTACACCGTGACGAAGGCCCTCGTCGCACCGAGCGCGTCTCCTAATGAGGCCGGAGGCCACCAGCCCATAGACGCAGCGGGATCGGCGGTGTCGTGGGTGCCGGTGACGTTTGATGGCTTGGGCGCCGATCTCGGCCCACGGCCTACGCCGGGCTCGGTACTCACGGTCACCGTGCCGGGCATTGGGGCCAATCAGGTCAAATCCTACGCGTGCTCCGACTGGATACGGATTTCGTCCCTCCTGCCTGCACCGGCGAACCCGTCTCAGCAACTGCGCTATGCAATGACCCGCAGTTTCTATTCTGGTGCGGCCCGCGGGCAGCGCTGGGCGGGCCTGGATACGGCAGTATCCTCGCCCTACAGCTTGGGCAGGATTGGGCGGGGCTTACTGGGTGCGGGCGATGCCACGTCGGGCGCATTCCCAACCGCTATCAGCACTGGGTGGTCAGTGCCCGCGATCCTCCAATACTATTCCAGAAGCCGTGGCGCCACGATTGTGAACCTCGGCGACAGCATCAGCCAGGGCACTGGCAGTGTCGGCGACGCGGTGGGATGGGCTCATCTGGCGTGTGGGCAGCTGAGCAAAGCTGGCCGGCCCGTTTCGCTGTGCAATGCCGGTTGGGGTGGTCAGAGTTCGCTAAACTTCTACCTGCGCGGGCGGCAGGAGGTGGACATCTCCCGGCCGAGCGTCATGCCGATTGCGGTGTTCTCTCCCAATGATGGGACCCCGACGCAGGCGAGCGTCAATGCGTCGTTCAGCCGAGCCATTGACCTCGCGGACTATGCCATTTCCCTCGGCGTCGTGCCGATCTTCCTGACGCCCATTCCTTGGGTGTCGCTCACGGCGGAGACTGACGCACTACGTCTCCAGCTCGTGACACGACTGCGGGCCATGGCGAGCAGCGGTAGCATCCTGGTGCTCGACATGGATGCCATCGTCAGCGACGGCGCCACTCCGGCCCGCATCCAACCCGAGTACGACGCAGATGGAACGCATCTGAGCGACGCCGGACAGCGCGCCGTGGCACGCGAAGCGGTTCAGCTCTTCTCACGCATTCTGGGATATGGAGGGGCTCGATGAGCGCCACGGTTTATCGTGTCGGGGGCGACTACAGCGCCCTCAACCTCGGCACCATCCTGCCGGTGACGGACGGATTGGTCGGCGCGTATTTCCCTGGCTACGACGCCGCACGAACGGGCAAGAACCACGCCCCCGGGGGCGTCGATGGCGTTGTGGTCGGGACGCCGACGTATTTCGAGGGTTATGCGCGGTTCACAGGGCAGCAGCATTTCGTCGAACTGGACCTGCCCGAGACTGACGCCATCACCTACCTGATTGTCTGGAGGTCGGTGACTTCGGGAACTCCCAGCTATCGCTTCCCCATCGGCAACCTGGGGGCTTCCACGGCCTACCCGTCCGCCGTCTACGGAGCCGGCATCCGTGGCGCGCCGTCAGCGTCGTCGCTGGGTATGGGTGTTACAGGCGGAGCAGCAACCTCCACTCCAGGGGTTAGCTATGCCGCCATTAATGGTGGTTTGGATAACACGCAGTGGGCGTTTGCTGGCGGCACCACCCCTGCGGATGGGGCAGGGCGCGAGGTCTTCGACCTGACGCGCGGTATTCGTCAAGCCACTGCTCCGGCTCTCAGTGGTGGCCGCCTGATCAATACCGAGAAGAAGATCAGGCTGGGCTCCAGCCATTGGTCTGGGGACAATGGGGCGCAGGTGGACGTCGCGGCTGCGTTTGTCTTCACGCGAGTTACTAGCCAGGAAGAGCAGCAGGCGTTGTACGAACTCTGCCAGTTCCGTCTGGCGGGCCTGTCTTCGCCGATTGTGATCTGACGACATGCCCCTGAACCAGCCGGAGACCCAAGATGAGATCCACAAATTGCGCTCCCGCGTCCATGAACTGAGCAACCAGCTCATGGCGCAGGGGCGGGCGCCTACCAAGCAGCCACCCAGCAGCGCCGCCATTATCGGCCTCGCCGCCTCCGCTGTTGCTGTCGTCGTCGGTAGCATCACCATCGGCTCTCTCCTATTCAATATGGGCGGCACCGTTCGGGAGATGCAGATTACGCAGAACGGCTTCACTGCCGCGCTCGCTCGCATGGAGGCATCGGTTAACACCGGGCGGGACCAGCGGGAGAGGGACGTGAACCGCCTGGAGACCTTGATCAAGGCACTGGATGCCGAGCAACGGGCCATGGGGTCTCGCCTTACTCGACAGGAAGTCTTGCAGGGTGTGCAGCGCCCAACTCCTCAATCTGATAGTGGCCCCATGGTGGCCGGTGTCGATCTTCTGCCCGTCACCATCAAAGCCGTCTGGCGCGACCTGACGCACTGACCTGCCGGCTAGCCCGGCACCCCCACAATTCGGAGTTTACCCCATGGGGCCATTGATCCCCGTGGCGCTGAGCCTGTTGCCATCGCTCGCCAAATGGATTGGCGGCGACGGAGCGGGCGAAGTGGCCACGCGCGCGGCTGATGTCGTGCGAACCGTGACGGGCGCGGACAACCCCGCAGATGCCGCCCTGGCCGTCTCCGACCCCGCCAAGGCCGCGGAACTGCGGGTGGCCCTGGCGAAGATCGAGCGAGAGGCCGAGGCGGCAGAGCGTGCGGCCTTTCTGGCTGACCTCGCCTCGGCGCGGCAACAGACCGTCGCGCTGGCGCAGGCCGGCAGCGGCATCGCCTGGGCGCCCGCCATCATCTCCACCGTGATCGTGGTGGGCTTCTTCGTCTGCACCCTGGTCATGCTCTTTGTCGAGCGGACCTGGGACGAACGAACGGCCGGCCTGCTGAACACCCTGTATGGGGCGCTGATCCTCGGCTTCGGCCAGGTCAGCAACTACTGGCTCGGCAGCAGTTCCGGCAGCAAGCGCAGTGGCGACGCCGTGCGGGAGATCGCGACGGCCCGGCCGGCCGCCGCGCCCGTCGTGATCTCGACATCCGGCCCCGTCACCACCGACAGCCTTAACGATGCATCGCTGGCTGCGGCCAGGGGAGGGCGCCAATGACCCGCGCCTTCATCACCCCTGATCTCCTGCGGGCAGTCGGCGCCAGCGCGAAGAACGCCACGACCTACGCCCCGCTGCTGGACAAGGCCGTCATCGTCCAGCGCGACGCTTTCAACAGCATCACCAGCCGGACCGGCGTGGCGATGCTGGTCGCTCAGCTCGCCCACGAGAGCGGCGGCTTCTCCGCCATCAGCGAGAACCTGAACTATCGGGCCGAGGCGCTGGTCCCGGTGTTCGGGGCGCACCGTATCAGCCCGCAGGTCGCCACCATCATCGGCAGGACTGACAGCCACCCCGCCGACCAGGAAGCCATTGCCAACACGGTCTACGGCGGCGCCTGGGGCGTGGAGAACCTGGGCAACACCCAGCCCGGCGATGGCTGGCGGTTCCGGGGCGGCGGCCTGATCCAGCTCACCGGCCGGGAGAACTATGCCGCCTTCGCAACCGCCCACGGCATCGCGCTCCAGGTGGCTGCGGACTACGTGCGGGCGCCGGAAGGGGCGGTTGCCTCGGCGCTGTGGTTCTGGCGCACGCGAGGGCTCATCAATCCCGCCTATCGGGGCGACGTCTCGACTTGCACGCGGATCATCAACGGCGGGACGAACGGGCTGGCGGATCGGTTAGCGCGGTACCGCAACGCCTTGGATTTCCTTGAGATGAAGGCGGCTGAGAGAGTATAATCGCGAAGCTGCGGCAGCACGGAAGGACGTGCAGTATGGAGCGTCATCGTTAAGCAGTGGGCGGCTACCCTTGCTGTGCGATCGCTCTGCGTAGCCAGCCGGTTTCGAGCCCGGCCCGCAGCGATACTCATTCACTGTTGTAACGTTTTCGTCAACCATGTTACCTTACGTTCGGAGGAAACATGGAAGACGATTTCAAGCTGATTGCGGCTCTGTTCGCGATAGTGCTGCGTGACCTTGATCTGAGGCAAATTGAAGACGCCCTAAAGACCGTGAGCGGTGCAAACAGCAGCGCGGCTCCTGTTTTTCGAGCAGCAATCGAGAGGGTGTTGCGCGAAAGGGCTTCTGGCAAACTTTCGGTTTGATCCGCCGCGTCGCGCGCCAGACTATTCATCGAACAGGCCCGCAGCAGAAGCGCCCGCTGGGGAAACCCGGCGGGCGTTTTTTGCGTGTTAAGGCGAGCGTGGTACCTCCCGGCCATGCTTATGCTCCGCCGCGCCTTCCTCGCCTCCCTCCTGCTCATCGCCGCTATCCCAGCCTGGGCGGAGGAACTGCGGGGGAGGGTGGTGGCCATCGCGGACGGCGACACCCTCACGCTCTTGACCGCGGAGCGGCGCCAGATGCGCATCCGGCTCCATGGTATCGACGCGCCGGAGCGTCGGCAGCCCTTCGGCACGCGGGCGCGAGAGGCGCTGTCCGAGCTGGCCTTCCGGAAAGAGGTCCGGGTGGTGGTGATGGACGTGGACCGCTATGGACGGACGGTGGGGCGGATCTACGCCGGGTCCGTGGACGTCAACGCCGAGATGGTCCGGCAGGGCATGGCCTGGGTGTACACGCGCTACAACCGTGACCCTGAACTGCCGCGCCTGGAAGCGGAAGCGAAGGCCGCCCGGCGCGGGCTGTGGCGTGATGCCAAGCCGGTGCCGCCGTGGGAGTGGCGGCGCAATCGTCGCTAA